GACAGAACTGTCCCAGAGTCTAGGCGCATGACAGAGCCATCACCAAATGTCTTATTCAGGTCGTCTTGAAGACCCATTAGGACATCATCAACCTCACTGGTCGACATAGGGGCTACCTTCGCCACCTTCGCTGGTGTTGATTCTACTTCTTCTGCTGATGCTGCTGCTTTTCTTCTTGCCATGCGCCTATACCCCTACTTAACCGCGTTCTGCATTTCAGCTTCGAGTGCCGACACTGCTGCATCCTCAGGAGATGGAACGGTGGCAGCTTTTCTGCCTCTACGCTTTGCCTTTTTAGGCTGGCAAGCTGCCTGGCATTCAGCGAAGAATGGACAAGCATCGTACTCATCCCCTTCCTTTTCACCACCAGCACACTCTGCATCTTGAGGGTCAAAGACAGAGTCATCCTTGAAACACTCTGGTGGTTCCTCGTCATCCTCCACCTCAGCCGCGGCTGGAAGTGCGGGGGCAGCCTGCTGTCGAGCAGGTGGAAGTGTCTCCTGTGGTTCTGCAGGCGTAGTCCCGTTGAGGGCGTTCTGCATGGTGGTGTAGTCCTTGAAGGTGGAGACTGCGTCTAGGTCGATGAGACCCTTAGCAAGGTCACCAGTGAACTCCAGAGGACATGCACCCTTACCAAGGTCCAGATGAACACGATACTTCGTTGAGGTCTTTCCAGTGCCCTCACGCTTGATGACCACGTCATACCCACTCTGTGGGTCCGTGATGTCAATGTTGTCCGCAAATATGTCCAACAAATCCTTATAAATCATGGACCCGTAAGAGAATATCTGAACTTTGCTGTCACCCAGGTCATAAGGACAATCCCCACCACCAGCGTGCTTCTCCTTCCACTCTTTAAGGTCCTTAGCGACATAGACGGGGTCGTCCAGGTCGATGACATTCGAGTAGTGACGAACCTTGGCTGCTGAATCTCCAGCCATCTCAGCATCTGCTGGGTCCCCAGAAGCCCGCAGGGCCGCTACGTACTCACAGATTGGACATCCACCACCTGGGCCATTTGGAGTCTTCTCAGGACAAGGGAATGTTGCCCCTTTCTCCTCTGGGCCAATGTTCCAGTGCATGTAGACCTCACGGTCAAACTGGTTTGCGTTGGGACCCTCATCAGTCCAAGGAGGCAGGATACGGATGCTGTTCTTCCCAACGGTGGGACTCCAGTACTTATACCCGCCAGCTGCTCTTTGGGCAGCCTTCTCATCCATCGCCTGTTGCTTGTCTTTTACTTTTCCGAAATCTACACCCATTGTCTTATTCTCCTTAGCTGATTGGTTTTCTACGTGACTTAGTTTGTGATTCTTCAGCAGTGGCCGTCATGACAGCCTTTGCATGCTCTTGTTGTTGCTCCATGATTCGTTGAGGAGTGTTACCTTGACGGTCGTTTGCTCCCAACTGGATGAGCATGTCCCTTCGTTGAGCGATAGCTATTGCTGCTTGCTGCAGCTGGCCAGAGAGTTCTTTGAACCGGAGACACTCGTGCTTGGCCTCAACGTACCTCTTGTCCGTGACAACCTCGTTTTCACACATCTTCTCGGTGTACTTGAACTTCGGGTTTTGAGCCTGGGCCTGCATTGCCTGCATCCGCTTCTCTGCGTCCACCCTGGCGTAAATCTGTTCCAATTCAAACTTCTGAAACTCGTACTTGCCCTTGGCCTTCTCAGATAAGAAGGCGTAGTAGGCGTACTTCTCTGCTTGGTTGCAGAACTCATCGTTCAGACGAGACTGGTCGATGGATACATCATCCTCGAAAGAATTGTCATAGGTAACACCACCTATTGTTATCTCAAACGTTGGTACGTTGCTCATCGCATCTCCTTCATAGTCATAATCATTGTGTTGAGTCCATACGCCTTCGTAGCGACGTCTACTAACAAGCTCGCCACCTGGACATAACGCTCCGTAGCAAGAGGGTCGTCTATAGCCTCAGACACACTCCTCTCCGTACGCTGCAGCATAACCGTAGCTACACTTACACTCGCTGCTGCAATTCCTACGCAATGCTTGGACATTGCTTCTTCGTCCACTGCCATATCAAATGTCTTTCTTGGTTGCCCAGTCAGTTGGAGACCAGGAGACTTCAGCAATGATGGGGACTGCAAAATCGAAGTCCTCCATCAGGGCCTTCACTTCTTTTAGTAGGTGTAGCTCTTCGCGAGCCCAGTAAAATTGAATCTCATCGTGGACGAAGTTGACGATTCTAGTTCTCGTATTCCGCTCTTTGAGAAAGTTGTCAACCCGTACACAAGCTGTTTTGAAGAGGTCTGCCGCGTCTCCCTGAATCAGGAAGTTGGTGCCTTGTCGCTCTGCCCTCTCCTGCTGCCACTTCTCTTTGGCCTTGATGCCAGGAAGCCTACGGTAGCGACCAAACGTGTTCTGCAAATACCCGTGCTTGCGCATGAAGCGCTTGGTAGTAGCAATCCAGTTCTTCACTCCAACGTACTTATCGAAGTACTTGTCGATGTACTCCTTGCACTCCGATTCTGAAACTGGCCGTGCTGGTGTGGATACTTGCTTCTGGATAGCGCCTTCTTGTGCTCCGTAGATGATGCCGAAGTTGACCCTCTTGGCGATGTTCCTCTTGAACTTGACGAAGCACATGCGGCAGTTGCATGGATTGGCGTTATCATCATGCCCCGTATCATCCTCCTTCATCTCAAGGAGTTCATCATACGTGATACCCATGACAACCTCTGCGCAGGTGAGGGAGTGGACATCGATGCCTTTGCCAGCTCGTGGATAGCACTGGAGAAGTGCCGGGTCCATGCTGTGGTGGGCTGTGAGGCGAAGCTCCACCTGACTGTAATCTATGAACACAAATACTAGGTCTTCCTCGTCCTTGGGAAGGATGAAGGCTCTGCGGATGGAAGTATCTCGTCCTGGTATGTTCTGGACGTTTGGTTCCCGAGATGACATGCGTCCTGTTGACACATTGGCGTTGAAGGTAGGGTGCAGGAAACCGTTTTCATCAGTGAGATTTCTGATGTTGATTACGTACGTACCCATGAGCTTCTTGAGCTTGCGGTACTCCATAATCTTGAATGCGAATGGGTATTTAGCTGCCAGGGACTCAAGGACATCGTTGTCTACGGAGTATTTGATTTCTCCCTTTTCCCCATTCTTAATCATGTCCTTCGACTTCTTGGTCATCTTGTTGAGCTTGCAACCTGCCTTTTTGAGGGCATGTGCAAGGTCATTAGTCGATTCCAAGTTGAACTCAAAACCAACATCCTTGTAGATGTCTTGCTCGAGGTGCCGAATTTGCTTGGCAAAATCTGGTTCCAGCCGCTTGAGGTACAGCTCATCGATTTGAAGACCTGCATGCTCTACTTCAAAGAGAAGAGCTGAGAGGGACATCTCATTGATGTAGAGGTTCTTCAGGTCGTTGTGACCAGCTACCTGGATGAGGAATCTCTTGTACAGGAGCCAAGTGTAGTGAACGTCAGCGCAAGCGTAAGGAGCTATGATTTCAAGAGGGACGTAATCATAAGAGATGTCATCCAGTTTGTTCTTGGACAGTGGGTGGTCTTTGAGCTTCTCTCTGAGCCACTTCTTGAGCTGGGCCTTTTGTTGAGCCTTCGTGAGCCCACTGAATTTGAGGAAGGGCCGGTCCTCCATGTACTCAGCTTCTAACTCAGGGAATTTATCATCCACGTCATCTTTGATGAGCTGTGTGAGTGACTTCCTGCGACGACTAGACTCAGCAACACGCCAAGCCTTGAGGGCTCCCTCCCACTTATCGGCGTCCTTACCCAAGTGCTTGTTGGATAACGGTTTGAGGCCCTTCTCAGAGTTCTCATCCATGAGGTGGACCAGGACGACACCATCATGGATAACTCCTCTAATTTCCAATCCAAGCTTGCGTAGGAAGTGCTGGTCGAACTTTGCATTCCAAAATATCTTGGATACGGTCTCGTCCTCGAAAACCTCACTAAGGTCAGCACGGATGTTCTCAATATCTAGCTGCTTTTCACCACCTTTGTGGTCAATAGGAAGGTAGTAGTTGTTAGCTACTCCCCAACCAATGACGATGCCACAGGCATCTGCCTGCACCCAATCCAAGCCACTAGTCTCTGTATCAACGGCAAGTACCTTCTGCTTCCTGAGTTCCACCATGAACTCACGAAACTGCAGCATCGTTTGGATGCAGAAATACTTCCCACCCTTGATACCGTCGTACTCCACCATGGGAGTGGCTATCTTGGTAACGCTAGTTGCCACTGTTCCCCGTCCCTTTGGACGAGGTCTTACGTGACCGTTGATTCCAAGTTGGACCAGCCTTAGCAACACCCCCTGCGAGGCCCGCTATACGCTCTGGTTCTTTCTTAGCTTCAGCCAGGCTGTGTGCACGTGACCGTTCTTTTAGAGCTTCTCGCGTCACTGTTGACGCACCGTCAGCGTACAGCCCAATACGGGGTGCACTAATCTGCCGGGAAGCGAACGGGTTCCCACACTCAGGGCAAGGCTCTGTCTGCGCATCGGACGCAGTCAGTGCTTCGAAAAGATGCTCACAAGCATCACAATTGAAATCCAACAGGATCATCAGAAAGTCCTCAAACGAAGACCCACGCTAGCAAGGGGGTCTGACATAGTCAATATTCTGAAGTTCATAAGGTCACACTTTCGGTCTAGGAGCACGTCTGCGTTTAGAGGTTGGAGGGACGACGACAGCAGTAGGAATCTTTGCGGCCTTGCGTCTAACTTTTGGTTTCACAGCAGCAGGAGGGGCGGCGGGCATGGTGGGTGGCGGGTTAGCAGCTGGAAGTGCGTTGTGTCCACCAGGACGGTAAAAGCACATCCGCTCGTAATCACTTTTTATGGAGAGCAGGAACTTGGGAGGACCGTTTCGGTTCTTGGCCCCGAAGAGGCGTAGCTCGTTGTTTTCCAGCTCCTCACGGGTAGCACAGATGGCAATGAGAAGGTCGGCAATTTGGGCCTTCTTAACGGAGTCACCAATGGAGTCTACATCGGCAATCTCTTGGGACATTCCAGCACGATTGACCTGTGTAGGAGT